TTTTGACTGTTGGCGGGATTGCATCTCATGCAGCAGGCTCTGCGGCTGCGCCAACCATCACAGCCACAGGCGACACCAACACAGGCATCTTCTTCCCTGCTGCTGACACCATTGCTTTTGCTGAGGGTGGGGCGGAGGTTATGCGGATTGATAGTGATGGAGATGTGGGGATTGGGACGAGTTCGCCTTTGGGTAGGGTACATAGTTCATCAGCTAGTTCAGGGGCCACTCCAAGCGGGAACGCCAACCAACTGATTGCAGAGAATTCCGGCAACGCTGGCATCACGATTGCTTCTGGCGCAAGTTCGCTTGGAAATCTGTTTTTTGCAGACAGCGGAGATGGTGCAGACGGTTATGTTCAGTACGACCAATCTGGTAGGTCTATGCGGTTTGGTACGGCTACTGCCGAACGCGCCCGTATCGACTCCAGCGGCAATGTGGGGATTGGTACGAGTTCGCCCACCCAGAAATTGAATGTTGCAGCGGCTGGCGCTGTAATTAGTCTTGTGCAAAACACTGCGTCTACTGCCGATGCTCGCTTACGGGTTCAAAATACGCAATCCTCTTTAGAAATGGGTCAAGACGGAACAGGCGGCTATCTTCAACAAGTTGGCGCGTATCCATTAAGTTTTTTTGTAAACAGCGCCGAACGCGCCCGTATCGACTCCAGCGGCAACTTGCTGGTGGGGACTACAAGTCAACTTCAATCATCAAAACTAAGCGTGCTTGGTACTGGAAATATTGCAGACTTTAGAACATCATCTTCAAGTGGGTATCCTCTTGTGTGTGAAAACACCGCCGCTGGCAGCACCAGCATGATTATCTTTTTAACTGGCGCAAGTACTACGACAGTAGGTTCTATTACCTATAACGGATCATTAACACTTTACAACACCACATCAGACCAACGCTTAAAAGAAAACATTGAAGACGCTGATTCTGCATCTAGCTTGATTGATTCTTTAAAGGTACGCAAGTTTGATTGGAAAGAAAGTAATGTTCACCAGCGTTATGGTTTTGTTGCTCAAGAACTTGTGACTGTTGTCCCAGAAGCCGTACATCAACCAGAAGACACAGAGGCAATGATGGCTGTGGACTACTCCAAACTTGTGCCAATGTTGATAAAAGAAGTTCAATCTCTCCGTCAACGCATCACCGCACTTGAGTCTGCACCATGACCGAAGACATTACCCACCGAGAAATCTACGACAGGCTTGTCGCTGTCGAGGTGAAGGTGGATGCCCTGACCGAGAACACCAAGGATGTGACGGCGGCATTCGCTGCGGCCCAAGGGGCTTTTAAGGTGCTGGAGACGCTCAGCAAGCTGGCCAAGCCCTTGCTCTGGCTGGGTGGTCTGTTCGCGGCAACTGCGGCCTTCTGGGATCACTTCAAGGGGCGCTGAGATGGAAGCGCTGCCGCCACCACCACCGGCAGCGCAGTCGCCTGTCTTTGAGTGCATCAAATGGACATGGACACCTGACCGGCTGTTGGTGTGGTGCTTGAAGTGGCGGGAGAAGAAATGATCGATCCGTTCACAGCCCTAGCGGCGATCAGCACTGCCGTCAAGCTGGTCAAGACTGCTGCAAAGACCGTGCAGGATGTTGAATCGCTCGGCCCTGTACTTGGCCAATTCTTCTCAGCCAAGGCAGACGCTGTCAAAGTTGTTGCTGAATCCAAGACCAAGGGCTTTAAAGGCTCTGCGATGGGCAAGGCCATTGAGCTTGAGCTTGCGATTGAGCAGGCCAGGGCGTTTGAGGAAGAGGTCAAGATGCTCTTTTTCCAGAGCAACAAGATGGATGTCTGGGCCAAGATCGTGGCCCGTGCGGCCAGCATGGACAAAGAGGCGGCGCATGATGCACGGCGGGAGCGCGAGGCTGCGGCAAGGCGCAAAAAAGAAATGGACGATTTTATTGAGATCGTTCTTTTGGGCACAGTGTTTTTTGCATTGATCGGTGTTATCGCCTATTTTTCGTTTGAAATAATTGACCAGTGTGCTGGCAAGTGCAGCTTTTGAAAGATTAAATATGTTTCCCCTTACAGCGTTACTTGAAGTTGGCGGCAAGCTGATCGACAAACTCATTCCAGATCCAGAGGCCAAGGCCAAGGCCCAGCTTGATCTGGCCAAGATGGCGCAAGACGGTGAGTTGGCCAAGATGGTCAACGACACTGAAATCTACAAGACGGAACAGAACAATGTCACAGACCGCTGGAAGTCTGACAACGCTACAGACAGTTGGCTGAACAAGAACATCCGGCCACTGTCGCTGGTGGCCATCTTTGTCGGGTATTTCCTATTCGCACTGATGAGTGCCTTTGGCTATGACGCCAAAGAGTCTTATGTCAACCTGCTGGGCCAGTGGGGCATGCTGATCATGTCGGCGTATTTCGGTGGCAAAACCCTTGAGAACATCATTGCGATGAAGAACAAAAAATGAAAGAAAACTTTGACCAGTGTTTGGCCGCAGTCCTCCACCATGAAGGCGGTTTTGTAAACCATCCCAAAGATCCTGGCGGCATGACCAACCTTGGCGTGACCAAGCGGGTCTGGGAGGAGTGGGTCGGGCATGAGGTGGACGAGAAGGCCATGCGTGCGCTGACCCCTGAAGTGGTCGGCCCGATGTACCGCAAAAAGTACTGGAACAAGGTCTGCGGCGATGACCTGCCAACCGGCTTGGACATGGCGGTATTTGATCTGGCGGTCAATTCCGGCCCAGGCCGCGCTGCCAAGATGCTGCAAAAAGTGCTGGGCGTGCCAGAAGATGGCATGATCGGGCCAAAAACATTGGAGAAGGCCGCAAACATTGATGTCGGAAAGCTGGTCGAGGACTACAACGCCCAGCGCTTGACTTTCTTGCAGGCTTTACCTACATGGGAAACTTTCGGCAAGGGATGGGGTCGGCGCGTGGCCGAGGTATCCAAAGACGCCGAGAAGATGATGGCCTGACATAAGTCGGTCACAAGCCGGCGGTATGCTCCGCAGGTTGCACAAACAAGGGCGACCATGAGAAACCCCGTAAAGAACATGCCCAGCGCTGAGCAAGCGCTTTTGTTCGACCAGTGCATGATTCACTGGCAGGAGGAGTTGTCTCTGGGTGATTGGCGCATCGAGCGCGGGTCAAAGCCAGCCAAGGGCGCAATGGCGTCTGTTGAATTTAACCAGCCGGCGCGGCTGGCGACTTACCGAATTGGCGACTTTGGCGCTGAGAAAATCACGCCACAGACCTTGAAGAAGACAGCGCTGCATGAGTGCTTGCATGTCTTGATGCACGATTTAATTGAAACCGCAACCGACAGAGGCTCATCAGCAGAGCAAATTGAAGCAGCCGAACACCGAATAATCAATGTGCTTGAGCGCATTCTGACGAAAGAATGAAATGCCTGCACCAAAAGTTACTGACGCTGAGTTTATTGAGCTTTGGAAGACGCTAGGCTCTGCCTCAAAAATATCCAAGTTAGTTGATGTTGATATGTCTGGTGTCCACCAGCGGCGCAGATCAATTGAGAAAAGGTACAAAATCCAACTGGTTGCAGAGGATAAAAGCCGAGGCAGCCGATTCACGCACTTGCAGACTGCCCATAATCACGCGGCGCGTCATCAACTTGGCATTGAGAACGGCGTGGTCATTGTGTTCAGCGATGCGCACTTTTGGCCTGGCATCCGCACCACGGCCTTCAAAGGGTTGCTGTGGGCAATACGAGAATTCAAGCCAAAGGCGATCATCAACAATGGCGATGCGTTTGATGGTGCGTCCATCAGCCGCCACCCAAGAATCTTGTTTGATTCAAAGCCCAGCATCATCCAAGAACTCAAAGCCTGCGAGGCCAGCTTGGGCGAGATTGAGGAGGACGCTGGACGGGCCAAGCTGATCTGGACGATGGGCAACCATGATGCAAGGTTTGAAAGTCGCCTTGCCGCCAACGCCCATGAGTTTGAGGGCGTCAAAGGGTTTTCACTTAGAGATCACTTTCCAGCTTGGTTGTCCTGCTGGGCTTGCTGGCCGACTGAGGATGTGTGCGTCAAGCACAGGTACAAGGGCGGCATCCACGCCACGCACAACAATACTGTGGGATCTGGCAAAAGTATTGTCACCGGTCACTTGCACAGTCTGAAAGTGACGCCATATGCAGACTACAACGGCAACCGATTCGGGGTTGACACCGGCACGCTGGCCGACCCAAATGGCCCACAGTTTGTCGATTATCTGGAAGACAACCCCACAAACTGGCGCAGTGGCTTTGCCATCCTGACCTTCTTCAACGGTCAATTGCTGTGGCCGGAACTTGTCCACGACTTTGGCAATGGTTGCGTAGAGTTTCGTGGCGAAGTCATTGATGTCTCTGGCCTATGAGTGGCTGGCTGATCATCCTGGTCACAGTGATCTACGCCGGCATTGCCGTAGAGCAGTTTTACAAGGGCAACATCCCGATGGGAATCGTCTACGCCGGATATGCCGCAGCCAACATTGGGCTGTATATGGCCGTCTAACAGGGTCAGCAAAGCCGCGCTGACATGACAAAAGTGGAATAATCATGTCATGGCCAATGTCAAGCAACAATTAGAGACGCCTTCACTACCGAGTCTGGGTTATCCATCAGAGGTGTATGACCGCCGGAACTTGAACGAGAACAACGGCGCACTGAACATTTTTTCCAGAAAACTGACTTCCGTCCTTGGCTCACTGTTTGGGCCAAGGGGCGGCAAGTTTATGAACAACCCGCATGGGGCTTTTCAGGACTCAACCGACCAGACGGCGGCCAACACCACCACGGCCTACGCCGTCACATTCAACACGACAGACTTTAGCAATGGCGTGACAATAGCCAGCAACAGTCGAATCACAGTGGCCGACAGCGGAATCTGGAACTTGCAGTTTTCCATTCAGTTTACAAATACGACAAATTCGTCTCAGGATGTGGATGTCTGGTTTCGGGTCAATGGCACAAATGTGGCCAATTCAAACAGCAGATTTGGCTTTGCGCCCAGAAAAGGCGCTGGAGATCCGTATCACATCATTGCGGCCATAAATTACTTTGTGAGCTTGAATGCGACTGATTATGTGGAGATCATGTGGAGGCCAACCGACATCGGTGTTCAAATTGAGCAGTACGCTGCCAGCGCCAGCCCCACACGACCAGCAGTGCCATCGGCCATCGTCACGATGAGCTTTGTGTCCAACCTACCGACAATATAGCCATGTATATACCACTCAAACTACCACCAGGCATTTACAGGAACGGCACGGAGTACCAAGCAGCAGGCCGCTGGTATGACGCGAATCTGGTGCGCTGGTACGAGAACACCCTGCGGCCAGTGGGCGGCTGGAGGAAACGCTCGGCAAGCCAGATGACGGGTTTGTGCAGGGGTTTCATCACTTGGCGCAACAACAGCGGTGAGCGATTTATTGCCGCCGGTACGCAATCCAAGCTGTACGCCATGAACGAGGCGGGGACACTCAAGGAAATCACACCAACCGGCATCACTGCCGGCATTGCCAGTGCCACGATCAAAACCGGCTACGGCTACGGCACTTATGGCACATACGCGTATGGCGTGGCCCGACCTGATCTTGGTGGGCTGATTCCGGCCACCACATGGAGCTTAGACACATGGGGCGAGTATCTGGTGGCCTGCTCAAGTGCTGACGGCAAGCTGTATGAGTGGCAGCTTGGCTTTACAACGCCGACACTGGCAGCGGCCATCACCAACGCGCCAACGGGCAACAAGGCTCTTTTGGTCACTGCCGAGCGCATCCTGTTTGCCCTTGGCGCTGGTGGCAATCCCCGCAAGGTGCAGTGGTGTGACCAAGAGGACAATACGGTCTGGACGCCTGCGGCCACCAATCAGGCTGGTGATTTTGAGTTGGCTACCCCTGGCACTCTACTGGCTGGCAAGCGCGTCAAGGGTGTCAACCTGCTCTTTACAGATGTGGATGTACACACGGCGACCTATATCGGCGCACCATTTGTCTATGGCTTTGAGAAGGCCGGATCTGGCTGCGGCCTGATCTCGGCCCAAGCTGTGGCGGCCATCGACACGGCGGCCATCTGGATGTCTAAGAGTGGCTTTTTCACTTATGACGGATATGTCAAGCCCTTGCCTTGCGAAGTCTCAGATTATATTTTTAACAACATCAACTACAACCAAGCGTCCAAGGTCTACGCTGTCCACAACAGCCAGTTTGGCGAGATCTGGTGGTATTACCCGAGCAGCGGCAGCAATGAATGTGATTCGTATGTCACCTACAACTACCGCGAAAACCACTGGAACATAGGCTCATTAGCCCGTACTGCTGGCACTGATGCGGGTGTGTTCACCAACCCGCTGCTGGTGTCGTCTGATGGCTACATCTACGAGCACGAAGTGGGCTTTGCCTATGACAGCGCCAGCGTCTACGCTGAGTCTGGGCCAGTGCAGCTTGGCAACGGCGACAACCTCATGTCTGTGCGGCAGGTTGTCC